TGACCTTGGCACGGGTAATGCTTATAATCCGGAAGACGCACTAAGGCTTTACTTTCAGACTGGTAGTGTAGTTGGTCGAAGTTACACTCAGGATGGTGAGTTTAATAACGCAAGAGTGCCTATCACCCAATTAACATCCAACAGTGGTGCGTCCAAAATGACAATGCTTATAGGTAATTACAATCATTACCTTAATATGATTAGAGCAGTGACCGGCCTAAACGAAGCAAGAGATGGATCAACTCCCGATCCTAATTCATTAGTGGGCGTACAAAAGCTTGCTGCATTAAATTCAAACACAGCCACAAGACACATCCTTCAAGGAAGTTTATTTATAACAAAAACATTGGCTGAAGCTCTTGCTTTAAGATGTGCTGATGTATTAGAGTATGCTGACTTTAGAGATGAGTTTGCTATGCAGATTGGTAAGTATAACTTAAAATTGTTGGAGGATATAAGAAATCTTTACTTACATGACTTTGGAATATTTATAGAGATGTCACCTGACGAGGAGCAGAAAGCAATGCTTGAGCAAAACATACAGATGGCATTATCTAAGCAGGACATTAGCCTTGAGGATGCTATCGATATTAGAGAGATAAAAAACATCAAAGTTGCCAACCAGTTGCTTAAGGTAAAGAGGAAGCAGCAGATGCAGAAGCAGCAGCAACAGGAAATGCAGAAGCAGCAGATGACCGCTCAAATGCAAATGCAATCTCAACAAATGGCAGCCGCTACTGCTATGAAGAAGATTGAAATGGAAACGCAATCTAAAATACAAATCGCTCAAGCTGAAGCGAGTTTTGATGTCAAGAAAAAAGAAAATGAAGCTGCAATGAAAAAGCAGTTAATGAGTCTTGAGTTCCAATACAACATGCAACTTCATAGCATGCAGCAGGCTCAGATTGATGACCGTGAAGAGATTCGAGAGCAAGGTAAGAAACAAAGGATAAGCATGGCTAACACGCAGCAGTCTAAAATGATTGAGCAACGTAAACGAAACCTGCCTTCCTTCAACTTTGAGTCCAATGAAGATAGTCTTGATGGATTTGATCTTGCAGAATTTTCGCCTCGATAAATAGAAAATATATTATATAACTTTGCATAAAATTTAATTAAATGGAAAATCAGAAATTCAAAGTAAAAGTGGTGGAAGGAGTAGAGGAGAAATCTACTCAAGAAATAGAGCAACAACTTTTAGAGAAGCACGCAGCCGAACAAGGTGAGGTAGTGCAGGAGGAAGTTGCTAAGGTGGAACCTGCTGAAAATATTCAGGAGGCTAAAAAAGAAATAGAAGATACCGATGTTCTTGATTATATCAAGAGCAGGTACGATAAAGACATCAGCTCGGTGGATGACTTGTTTACTCAGAGAGAAGCAAACGAAGACTTGCCAGAAGATGTATCAGCGTTCTTTAAATATAAAAAGGAAACTGGCAGGGGAATCGATGACTTTGTAAAGCTACAAAGAAACTACGATGACCTTGATGAAGATATTTTGCTAACGAGCTATTATGCTTCGACAGAGGATGGGTTGGACAACGATGACATTAGTGACCTCATGGAGGACAAGTTTGGATTCGATGAAGACTTTGACGATGAAAAAGATATTAAGAAGCGGAAGTTGGCAAAAAAAAGAGAGCTTACTAAAGCGAAAAAGTTCCTAAAGGAGCAACAAGAACAATACAGGGTCCCTCTTGAGTCAAGTGGGGATGCTCGTTCTGCGGAGCAACAAGAGGAATTTGATCGTTATAGAAGTTTTATGGAGGAATCCAAAACTCAGGAGGAGGCGAATAAAAAGCGGTATGACTGGTTTGTTCAAAAAACACAGGATGTGTTTGGACAGGACTTCAAAGGTTTTGAGGTATCTGTGAATGATCAGAGTTATACTTATAAGCCGGGCGATGCTGCTGAACTTCGAAGCAAGCAGTCTGACATCAGTAATTTCATTAATGGATTTATGGATTCAGAGACTGGCATGATGAAGGATGCAGCCGGGTATCATAGAGCAATATCTATTGCAATGAATCCCGATAAGTTCGCGCAGTTTTTTTATGAGCAAGGCAAGGCGGAGGCCATTGACAATGTTACTAAGAAATCTAAAAACATTGATATGGTTCGCAAGGCACCTCAGTCGCTAAACAAGAACGGATTATCTATTCGTCCTGTAGGTGACACGAGCAGTGGAAGAGGACTTCGCATTAAGAGTGCAAAACGATTATAAAATTTTAAAAAATAGAAACTATGGCAGTAAATGCAACCCCAGGGTTTAACCTAATACCTTCGGCAGAACGGGTAACTCTGGAATCAAACTATATTACCAATTTCGACTTTTTGAATCAGTATCTACCTGATACTTATGAAAAAGAGTTTGAGAGATATGGTAATAGATCAATCTCATCATTCCTACGAATGGTGGGCGCCGAAATGCCTACTAACTCTGACATGATCAAATGGGCAGAGCAAGGTAGACTACACATTAAGTATGTTAACTGTACGTCTGGATCAGGAGCAGGAGCTGGTACTAAAACAGCTACGTGGACTGTTAATGACAACCTAACCCCGGCTGTACCAGGTGGTACTACTACTGCGGGACAAGGTGGAATCGCTATCCGTGTAGGTCAAACAGTAATGATCTCTGACAACACAGCTGGATCAAACTTAAGCAACAAAGCTGTTGTAACAGCAGTAGACTATGCGTTAGGAACATTCGATGTCGCTTACTATGAGTCTTCTGGTCAAGCTGTAGCTGCGGCAGTTGCTTGTACTGTTTGGATTTACGGATCTGAATTTAAGAAAGGGACTGACGGCATGGCTAACTCTTTAGAGTCTGATGACTTCATCTTTGACAACAAGCCTATCATCATCAAGGACAAGTACGCTGTATCTGGATCTGACATGGCTCAAATCGGATGGATTGAAATCACATCTGAGGACGGAGCTAACGGATACCTATGGTACCTAAAGTCTGAGCACGATACTCGTCTACGCTTTGAGGATTACATGGAGACTGCCCTTATAGAGGCTGTTCCTGCCGAAAACATCGGAGGTGTTGCATCAGGTGCTGCAATTCACTTTGGTGCTGCTGGCGCTGCCGGTGCTGACGGACAGGGTGGTACTGAAGGGGTATTCTATGTTGTCGGTGAGCGAGGTAATGTTTACGGTGGTGGTAACCCAACTGCTTTGGCAGACTTTGATGCAATCATTCAAAGACTTGACAAGCAAGGTTCTATCGAAGAAAATGTTATCTTCTTAAATCGTCAATTTGGATTTGACATGGATGATATGTTGGCCGCTCAAAACTCTTATGGAGCAGGTGGTACTTCTTATGGTCTATTCGACAATGACGAAGAGATGGCATTAAACCTTGGATTCACAGGATTCCGCAGAGGTTATGACTTCTACAAAACTGATTGGAAATACTTGAACGATCCTACTATGAGAGGTGGTCTTACAGGTGGAGCTATCAACGGACTTTTAGTCCCTGCAGGTTCTACAACTGTATACGATCAGGTCTTAGGTAAGAACGCCAAGCGTCCATTCTTACACGTAAGATATCGCGCTTCTGAAACTGAAGATAGAAGATACAAAACTTGGATCACTGGTTCTGCTGGTGGAGCAAGAACTTCTTCTTTAGACGCGATGGAGGTTCACTTCTTGACTGAGAGAACTGTATGTACTTTAGGTGCAAACAACTTCTTCTTATTCCAGAATGCGTAACCATTAATTATGGGGAGGGGCAACCCTCCCCTTTTTTAAAAATTTTAATTTTAATCTAATGAAAACAAAAAAAATATACACTGACAAAGTCTACAGACTAAAAAAAGATGCAGCGCCTTTAACATATATGCTGGCTTCTCATCACACTCGCAGATCTCCTTTATTACACTTTGATGAAGAGACGGGTGGAAACAAACAACTTCGATACGCTCGTAACCAAAAGTCTCCCTTTGTGGAGGAGCAGGATGGCAATGCTATTCTTGAGCCAATTATCTTTGAAGACGGCATGCTGTATGTTCCTAAAAACAATCAGGTTCTTCAGGAGTTTCTTTACTATCATCCTTCAAGAGACTATGTGTTTGAAGAGGTAAACAACGAAAAAGATGCTTCGGCTGAATACTCTGCAATGGAGTCAAGGCTTAATGCACAGATCGCAGCTAAAGAGCTTTCAATGGACAGGCTTATCGCTGTTTCTCGAATCCTTATTGGACCTACTGCAACTAAGATGTCTACGGCTGAGCTTAAAAGGGATGTATTGGTATTTGCTATGCGAGAGCCAGAAACCTTTATGGAGGTTATCAATGATCCGGAGCTTGGGTTCCAGGACGAGGTAAGACAGTTATTCGAGGAGCGACTTCTAACGATGCGCAACAAGAACAAGGATGTGTACTACAACATCCCTGGTAACAAAAAGAAAATGCTTACTGTGCCTTTCGGAGAGGATCCTTTCCACGTAGTATCATCCTTCTTAAAGAGCGATGATGGTATAGAGGTTTACAAGGGTCTTACGAAGCTTCTGGGCGGTAGTAAATAATCATTATCTTTGTACTGTATTTTTTAACTCATAATTTTTTATATGAAAAAGTTTTTAAAGTTTCCCGTGTATAGTGCCGGTGGAACATTTATAAGAAACGACCAAGTAAAGCTTAACGGTGTTATTGGTTGTTACATAGACCGAGGGTCTATTAGATTTGATTACGAAGACTCTGCAGCCGTAAGATTGCAAAACGATGCCGCAACGTCTACGTACACTGCCGCTGATTCTGCTGTGGTTCAGGGTGTCATCAAGGATGCAATGGGCTCTAAATGGACAGAGGTTATATTTGATTTGCCTTCTCTTCCCGCCGGGAATGTAGAGAATGTTGTTGTAAACGCTTAATTTTTAATCATGGAAAAGTATATTATTCTAACAGCAAGTTCAGGCGAGCAGTTTTACGTAGCTGCTGACCCTATTTACGTGACAGTTGATACATCAGCAACACCCGACAGGATTCTTCTAACATACGCAGATGTTCAGATTGGTGTCACCGGAGCCGCTGATATGGTTCAAGGCGATGCGGATGCAATAAATGCAGCAGTAGCTGAGTGTTGGACCAAGCCTTATACGGAGCCTACTATCTCTGCAACACTTTTACAAGATGTTACAGGAGTATCTCCTGTATAGTGCTACGCGGACATAGACTGTCAATCATTAATGAAGAGGTCCTCAAAAAATGGGGGCCTCTTTTTTTTGTGTATCTTTGTGAAAAGATATAGTCATGCTAATAAATGACGTAAGGAACACAGTGCTGGCGATTGCCAACAAAAACAATTACGGATACATCTCACCTCAGGATTTTAACCTGTATGCCAAGCAGGCGCAGCTTGATATGTTTGAGGATTACTTCTATCAGTATAACAACTGGATAAGTCGCGAGAACAAGAGAACATCTGGTAGTGGTTATGCAGATATCATAAAGGGATTAGAGGAGGTTATAGATAGTTTTTCTGAGCAGGTATTTTTGACACAGAACAACGCTAATACATACAACCTACCATTAGACTACTACCTTGTAAATAAAGTGTTCTACTACCCAAGCTTATTGTTTAGTGGCGCATCAACGCAAACATCGGCAAGTCAGCTGATTGATGGATCTGATCCATTCAACGATCAGCCGCCATCATCGCCCAACCCCCCTATCGGATCAATAGTAATTAACACAACTGACTTTACACAGGCTTACGTCACATCGGTGCCAAGTACTTCTACGCTTGGACTTAGTGCAAACATTTTCACTATAGGTGAAAACTATCGTATATACAGCAATACCAATATTACCGAGGTTGAGCGTGTTACACAGAGAAAAATATTTAACCTTACAAGCTCAAACTTAACTGCGCCGACCAAGCAGTTTCCTTGCTATGTATTGGATGGCAATATTGTTACGGTCTACCCATCAACAATACTCAACGCAGGTGATGTGCACTCACAGTACATCAGATACCCTAAAGATCCTAAATGGACTTTTGTATCTCTGTCTGGTGGTGAGCCATTATTTGATTCATCGCAGTCCGATTTTCAGGACTTTGAGCTTCCGCTATCCGATCAGCCACAGCTTATAATGAAGATATGTCAGTATGTTGGTATTGAGATTAGAGAGCCTGAGGTAGTAAAGTTTGCTCAAGAGGAGGAAATCATTGACACACAAGAAACAAGCTAACACATGTCATATATAAATGATTATCAATATTACGAGAATGGGCAGGTAGTGCCTTTGGATACCAACTGGGGGTCATATCAATATGTTTCTTTGGATGATATCGTCAACAATTTTATGTTGATGTACCAAGGCAACAATGAGTTAATAAACAACATCAATAGATACCAGGTTGTGTTTTTTGCTAAGCGTGCAATACAGGAGCTAAACTATGATGCCATGAAGGAGATAAAGATTCTTCAGCTTCAGGTTAATGATCAGCTTAGATACGTATTCCCACCGGACTATGTAAATTGGGTTCGCATATCGCTGTATGAGAATGGTTGCCTACGCCCATTAACAGAGAACATACAGACCAACTGGAGTAACGCATACCTACAAGACAACAACTACAATATCCTTTTTGATATTGATGGGAATGTCTTGTCACCTGCTGAGTCTCAGCTTACACAAGAAAGAATAGATGGTATATCAAAATCTATTTACTTGAACGCCAACAGTCCGTACAACAATTCCCTGGGCTATTGCGTTGATGATTGCTGGTACTTTGATTATGCAGTAGGCGCTCGCTTTGGCCTCAACACCGAAACTGCAAATTCCAACCCTACGTTTGGGATTGATAAAAGAGGCGGCGTCATTAACTTTAGCTCAGGGATGTCTGGTAAGTCGGTAGTATTGGAGTATGTGTCTGATGGCATGGAGAAGGGGGATGACTCTAAGGTCAGCGTAAATAAGCTTTTTGAAGATTATATTTACGCAGCTATTAAGTATGCGTTTTTAAACAATCGATTGGCAGCTCCTGAGTATATGGTCAGACGAGCACAAAAAGACAAATCATCTTTATTACGTAACGCGAAGATAAGAATCAGCAATATGCATCCGGGCAGACTACTAATGAATCTGCGTGGCCAAGGCAAATGGATAAAGTAATATGATAGTACAAACTAATTTTATTAAGGGTCGCATGAACAAGTCTGTTGATGAGCGGCTTGTTCCACTTGGAGAATATGTAGACGCATTAAACGTGCGCCTTGGTTCTACCGAAACCACTGAGATAGGTGCGGTAGAGAACTCAAAAGGGAACACTCTTCTTACGCCAAGCGTAGAGTACTTGGGCAATTCATTGTCCTCGTCTGCTCGATGTATAGGTGCGTTCCAGGATGGAATGAGAGAGACTATATATTGGTTTGTACATGACCCGGCAAACATTTCTTCTTCAACCGGCAAGGTTGACTTAATACTTTCTTTTGAAACAAGCACCAGCACTTTACTATACCATGTGATCAGTGAGACGGTGCTAAACTTTGATCCTGCATTTTTAATTACAGGAGTCGATAAGATAGATGAGTACCTGTACTTTACAGACGATAAAAACCCTCCTCGCTATATAAATGTAAAGCGAAACTACAATGTAGATACTGACCCTACGGATCCATTGGAGGAAGAGGACATTAGTGTTATTCTTAAGATCCCTGGCTTTGAAGATTCTACGGCCACTACTGATCCATTAGGGACACCTTACGTGGATCTAATAGATGTAGCGGGTCAGGAAAACTACATGGAGTATCGATTTATTTCATTTGCATATCGATATAGATACCTGGACGGTGGATACAGCGCCATATCATTGTTTACTAATCCTGCGTTTCAGCCTTCTGACTTTAGGTTTAGTTTTCAGAACTACAACAATGATAGCATGATCAATCGCTTCAATGCGGCTGATGTTACTTTTTCTACTGGTTCTAAAAGAGTTAAAGAGGTTCAGCTTCTATATAAGGAAAGCGGATCAAATGCTATATATGTAATAAAAAGATTTAACAAGAGTGACCTTGGATGGTCTGATGATAGTTTCTATACTCATAGATTTTCGAACAGCGAGATATACTCTCTGCTTCCAGATGATGAGCTTCTAAGACTTTATGACAATGTACCTCTTCGTGCCAAGGCACAGACCCTGCAGGGCAACAGGTTGATGTATGGCAACTACGTAGAGCAGTATGATATAAGACGAACAGACGGCGGATCTATTATTGATATTCGATATGACCTCGAGTCGTTGAGCGCTGAAGTAGGTGGCGAGTTTTTCCCTACGCCTACCACGGCCAATGCAAACTGGTCTATTGAGAATCCTGCCAATATCGTGTCATTACCGGATGGTGAGATAGAGTTTGATCTTAGCGCTCTGACAGCTACAAACCCTACGATACCCATAGGGAGTCAACTTAGTTTCAGGTTCTCGGTTAACAACTCTTTTGAGAATAACAATGGTGGGTCTAAAATACAGACACCTCCTTACTTAGCTACATCTCCATTCTTCTTAACACTAAACTTTACGTGTCCCACGGACTACACATCTATAAACGCACTTACATCTTCGCTTGAGTTTAAGGAGGCTTTTGGTACTATAGCTAACATGCAGCCCGTAATACCTACCAACACCACCGATCAGGGTGCTACCTTAACAGATAAATTTAATGCAGCAGTTGACCCATTAGTAAACAGCATGGTGTTTGTTAATTCAGCGATTGATGGTACTTGTCCCAACCCTATTGGCGCTTTTCCGCCAACCATTTCAATATGTCAGCAGCAGCCGGTCAAGATAACAGCCACTACAAATGGATTCAAGGTTCAGCTACCTGCGGCGCAATATTACTATGATAATGGTTCCGGTGGGGACATAAGTGTTCAGTATAACTATTATACGTTCAATGCAGCCGCAACCTACGCATCTTTTCTTACCACATCGAATACTTTAAGCTTACATAGCAATAGAGATTATGAGGTAGGAGTTGTGTATATGGATGAGTATGGTAGAGCTTCTACAGTTCAGGTTAGTGACACCAATACGATATTCTTTCCTCCCTCTAATTCAGTAAGCAAGAACCAAATAAAAGTAAACCTACAGAGCGTAGCACCACATTGGGCTAAGCACTACAAGTTTGTATGTAAGCCAAGCGAGGGGGCATATAACACCGTCTTTAGTTATATATTCTACCAACAAGGAGAGAATCAAGATACTAATGTTGCTGAATCTTTTGTCCCTGATTCAAGTAGCTATTGGTTTAAGCTTGAAGGGGATAGCCAGGCGTTGGTGTCTGTCGGGGATCTTCTTACTGTAAAGATGGATGCGAGTGGACCTGTAACTACTTTTCAGCAGGCGGAGGTTCTTGATAAGCAATCTTGCTTTAGCAATCAGATTACTACAGGTAGCTTGCCTGGGCTGTATATAAAACTCAAGCCGTCTGGATGGTCAGTCGCTAACAATGGAATAGTAAACATCAAAGACAGTAAAACCAATCAGGGTAAACGAACAAGCGGATGTGGTGACACTCAGATAAATAATGTCTCATTAAATGATCCAGATGGAGGAGGTGCGGGAACACCTAAAGCGGCCACCATACCGGCAGGTTCTCGTGTTCGCATAAGGGTTCACAACAATGGAGGAGGTGACAATAATTTTGAATTAATATTTGATAAAACATATACGGCAAGTATAGACTATCTTAATTTTTATGATTGGGCTATAGGAGATGATTTACAAGGTTCAATGATTGCTGGAAATGCTGAGTTTAACAAGAATCTTCAGATACATTTTGATCCTACTCTGTATACTCCCTCTCAACCCACACTACCCTCAACGTGCTTTGATATTAAAATAGCGGTAAGAGAAGAGGGTGTTGCTCCGAATAAAACTCAGTTTTTATGTAACAATGGATCGATACCAGGTTTCTTTGGTGGAGGTGGTGGTAGACCAAAAGTTAGGCTGGAAGTTGATATTACAAGAGCTGATGGTTTATTCTTATTTGAGACTGAGCCACTCGAAGCTGATCCTAACCTGTTCTTTGATGCGTCTAATCTATTAGACATATATACCGATCCGGGTACTGGTTTAAATTATCACAGAGCAAAAAGAGACTTTGTCCCTGGATCAAACTCTGAGGTTCCTGCATCGGGCAGTATTGACCAGACACCGACCAACCCACTTACCACAGTTTTAGATTTCGCCAACTGTTACACGTTTGGTAATGGATGTGAGAGCTTCAGGATACAAGACAGGATAGACGGCAAGAGTTTTAATCTTGGTAACCGAGTGTTGGCCGTATCCAATCAAGACTATAAGCAGGCACATCGATTTGCCGGTATGACCTATAGTGGTGTATATAGCGACTCCACCAACGTAAATAACCTTAACGAGTTCAACTTAGGTCTGGCCAACTTCAAAGACCTTGAGGTAAGGTTCGGTCCTATCATGAAACTTTATTCTCGACAGACAGATATCCTTGTTCTCCAAGAGGATATGATATCTTACGTGTTGGCAAAAAAGAATGTAATATCTGACTCTACTGGAGGTGGAGCTATTGTTTCTGTACCTGAGGTATTGGGAACGCAGGTTGCTCGTACTGAAGATTACGGAATCAGTTTTAACCCTGAGAGCTTTGTTTTCTGGGGTTCATCAATGTTCTTTACTGATAGTAAGAGAGGGGCTGTTCTACACCTTAAGGGGGCAGGTCAGATGAGCGATGCTTTGAATGTTATATCCGATCAAGGAATGCGATCTTATTTCAGAAGTCAATTTAATGATCAGATAACCACACAGAAGCTTGGAGGTTATGATCCATATATGGATGAGTATGTGTTAAGTAGCAACAATATAAAGGTTCCTTTAGAGCCGGTAGAAATACCTTGTGGTCAGCGAATAGATCAAGTGAACAACAGTGATACTTTTACTTATACTGCTACGCTTGGCAATGTTATAGGTCAGGTAAGTATAAATTACGGAGTGTCTACTGGGCCCATTATAATCAGTGTGGTATGGAATGGGAATACGTTTACCTCAGGTCCGGTCAATGGTGTGGGATCGTTTAGCTTTAATAAATCAGCAGCAAGTCCTGAGACGGCAACAGTTACTGTTACTCCTGCTTCGCGACAGGCTTCATATAGCCTATCTGTAACCTGTCCTCCAGAGGAAGAGCTTACCGTGGTGCAAGTAGTGGCTAACACAAATAACACTAATGGTCAGGACATACATATAGAGTACGAATGGAATGATGGGCTTACATTCAGTCCGGTATTGCAAAATGCTGTTTCATTGAGCAATACATTTAGTGCGTTCTATTCGTCTCAAACAGGTATTCGTTCTGTAGGTGGTTTCCCTTATAGCGGGGTAGATATAACATTACGAACAAACAAGATTAGTCTTGACAATTTTAATTTTAACTTGGCTACAAACAAGTTTAAGATTTTATCAAGCAATGTGCTGTATGAGAATACCGCAGCAGATATCACTTCTTTACTGGCAACTGCCACTGATGTAACGCCAATAGTCAATCCATCCACAAATATATTTGAGGCTACGGCTACTGCGTTCAACATACCATCAGGTAATCAGTACCTCTACTTAGTGTGGGATCTGCGCGATATTATATACAACAAGCTTTGCTACAGTGCAACGAGCGCCGATGATGTGTGCTGCGACTGTACCGAGGATTGTAATACAGCGTTTTTTAGCCCTTCAGAGTTTACTCAAAACCAAGCTTGCGCAATGAATACAGATAGCTTTGGTGCTCAGCAGTATGCGTTTACAAGCAACAGCTCAATACCGGTGTTAGGAGATACTGTATATGCAAACATCAACTGCAGTGTGGATGTGTACCCAACAGCAGGATTTTATGTGGTAGATCCTACAGCTCCTGCTACGGCCAACCCCAAAAACTGGGTGGAGATAGGCGCGCTTGGAATAGTAATAAATTCAGGAACTTGTTAAACAATTAAATTATGCCATTACCAACGTCTTTTTATTATGATGGATTAACCTTTGCTTCAGCCACTAACGTGTGGCTGGACGCCGCGCTAACGAATCCTGCACCTGACGGATTCTACGGCACGGCAGGGTACTACAGGCAGAAAGTTGGCGGAGTGCTACTTCAGCAAACAATTTGTGATACTTGCACAGTAAGCTGTGGTAATCAAATACCGGGTATAGTCTTTGGTCAGGGTAAGTACAACTTTACCTATGATATTGGAACATCTACTGGTGCTGTTTTGGTTCGCTTTGACCCTGGCGCAGGGCCGGCTAAATGCACCTGGACCTATGGTGGTGTATCGGCATCTGAATATTCATCGTCTACTGAGGGGTATTTACAGGGTGTTGTGGGTACTATAGCAGCAGGGGCGGCTTGCACTTCTCCTATAGATAATGCTACGGGTAGTAATGCTGCTACTTACAGCGTAACCGAGTACAACTGGCAGACCTCTACCAATACTTTTGAGTCTGAACCAGTATCCGCAACATTAGGACCGTATACCAATAACGCCGCAGGAGGCACAAGCCTTACCGCTGCTGACCCTGGTTTCTGCGTAATGGTTATACCAAAACCAAATGCAACACCAAGCACAGCAACATTTGTTATTGAGTCTCCTTGTAGCGGCAAGCCCGGTATCACGGTTAACTGCCCAATATCATTGAACTTATTTGCTGCCGGTCCGGCCGGGGGAGGGTGTGGGGTTTACTCATCCGTTATGTATACTGCTCACGTAGGCAATGCTACAGGTATATCAACAAGCATTTCCGTTAATGACTGGGCCTTCTCTGATGTAAACGGCGTTACTCAACATCCGGCCGGCACATTTCCTGTTTTTTCAGGAGGATCAAAGTGTGTAACGGTAAACGCTGATGGCATTGTAACAGCAGTAACCACTTGTACAGGAACTTGTTAAAATAAATTATGGCAAATGCAATAACAGTATCATATGATGAGGGGGTTCAAGGATGGCCTTCGTTCTATTCTTTTCTTCCTGACTTCATGATAGGGATGAATGGTTTTTTCTATAGCTGGAACCAAGGTAAACTATATCGGCATAACACAAATGAAACTCGAAACAACTACTATGGTGTACAGTTCAACTCAACTATCACGAGCGTAATAAATATCGAGCCTAAGACGATCAAGCTATTTAAAACAATGTCTTACGAAAGTGATGATAAATGGGGATGCACAAGCTTGTTTACTGATCTTGGCAGCGGGTCAATGTTATCCACCTACTTTGTGCAAAAGGAAGGTGAGTGGTTTACCTTTTTAAGAGAGAATGAGGGGACGAAAAACTTCAAGTCTCGAAGTGTAAATGGTATTGCTTCTTGCACCGCTGTTGGTGGTGTGGCTGCAGCCACTACCATAACCTTTGCTAACTCTGTGGGTAGTATTATCAGCGTGGGTGATTATATATACGCCACCGCTTCTTCAGTGTACACCGGACAAGTTACTGCGGTTGATCAAGCTACTAACACCATTACGGTGGATACTCAGGTGCCTGAACCCGTACTACTTACGGCTGGCACTATACCGGCGGCAGGTGAGTTTATATTCTTCTTGAAAGATCCTGTGGCAGAGTCACATGGCGCTCGAGGATACTATATGGAGTTTACTTTAGAAAATAACAATACAGAGTCGGTTGAGTTATTTGCTGTGGGAAGTAGCATAATGAAAAGTTATCCGTAGTTTTTACTATCTTTACTCAATATATTTCTTATGGTATCAGCTATTTTGGGTTTAGGTTTAGGGATTGCCAAAGCTGCGGGCGGATTTGCACAGTCCGTCAAAGCAAAAAAAGCAGCTCGACAAGCAGAGTTAGATGCTGCAAAACTATTTGGCGATGCACGAAGAAGGGCGAATGTAAATGTCTATGAGGAACTGTCGGTTCCTTTTGACGCTTACGAAAGAGGATTTGAGGCCAACCTACAAGCCGATATACAAGCTTTATCAACCCTTCAAGATGCTGATTCAAGAGCGCTTATAGGAGGTGTAGGTAGAATTGGTGCTCAGCAAGAAGCAGAAGCAGAAAAGATGCGTATAGCAATGGCTGATGAGATGTTTAACTTAGATAAGCTAAAAGCCGATGCTAAGGAAAACATCAAACAGCAGAACATAGCTCTAAATATAGAGGCACGCAGGGAGGATCAAAAGAGAAGAGAGGCATTGCAGATGCGGCAACAAGGATTACAGCAAGGTATTGCAGGCCTGGGTGAGTCAATGGTTGCTGCATCTGGATTTTTCCCCGAAGGAATGAAACAAACACTTGGTGCAGATCAACAGGCGCCTAAAGATATGGTAGGTATTCCTCAAGCGAGTAGGTCTATTTTTGATCCTCGGT